CGATCAGGCTCACGATGGTAGGATCAGACGCCCCCCCGCCGCCAGCAGCGGCCCTGGCGAGGATATTGGAGCCAGCGATCCTTCCCTGCCGCATCTGTTCTGCCGCAGCGTGCTGTCCGACGGCAGTCTGCTGCCCGGCTTGCTGTTCTAGTTGCGCCGCAGCAAATTGAGCAGCCGTCATACGACGTTGCGCCTGCAACTTGGTGGCGCGAGCCGCGTCCAGATACCCGGTCGTGGCCATCACTGTGCCGCCGGCCAGCAGAGCAGGGGCGATCATGCTGCTCATTGCTGCCATGCAAATACTCCCTTATAGAGGCGCCGGAAGCCAAGATGTTCAAGGAATTCAGCGGCACGTTTGATTTCCTCGTCGCATAGCGCATGTGTCGGCATCTTTGCGTCTCGTACCCATTGCATGACAAGCCTGCTTGCCCTGATCAACACTCTCGGGTGCGCGCGTAGTTCATCCGATATGTCCATGAATGCAACCTGTCGAGCCGTATCCGGGTAGATACCACCGATACCCAGTACACGATCATCGTCCACCGCAGCCAATACCCGAGCCGAACGCGGCATGTCTTCGCCGCGATAGACACGTACCATTTCGGCTGTCGCAGGAACGATTCTGATCATCAAGAATTTTCCTTCAGTTCGGTTGATACGGCCAAGACTGTCACTGGCCGTGGCGACTGCGCTTGCAGGCACAATCTCAAGTCTGTGTCCCACACGCCGGGAAACGGAATTGATTCACCGTCGTAACTTGTTTGTGCTCCTGATAGCGTCGTCCCCTGTTCAATCTGCGGCATGTCGTCAAGATTGCTGAAATCCGGCCCAAATTGGAGCGCCCCAGGATAGAAGTAGGCGAGCACGAAACCAATGCCGTTTAGTCGTTTATGCTGGTTCAACATCGTTTGCGTTGCTACGGTTTGCATTCCTAGTTTCGCGCTTTTCCACTGTCCGGTATAAGCAAGCCCGACTACTCCTGTGGTTGCCGGCGAATCAAGCGCAATGGTTCCGGTAGCGCTGACTGTGAATGTTTTGGCATCATCACTGCTATCAAGCGCGGGGGCGCCGTCCTGCCATACCACAACCGATTCTCCCACCAAATGGCTCAGACCGGATACCGCTGCGCTGGATGGCGTATTCGTGAACGTAATGCACGAATCCATGTTCTTACTGGTTGTGCTTGCTCTGCACTCGCTTTCCAGTGCCCATTTTTCAAGGTAGCGCACGGTAGAGCTGTTGACTGTGCGATTGACCACGTAATAAACCTGATCTTCTATCGTATTGCTGGCGCTTGGCAGGATTACCACGTCTTCAACTGAATCCGTACCGCTGGATACCGTCTGCCACGCCAGTACGTCTTCGGTCTTGTCGTAAATTCCGATCATCACCACGCCGTCTGATCTGACGCAATGAATCCGCGTATCTGGTTGACGCTGTATGTCCATGCGGACAATTCCTGGACTGCCTAATTCCGGGCAGATCGCAGTGATATCAACTGAGTTGTAGTCGTATGTCTGTATATCAAACGCAAGCTCATAGACCTTGATTCCGCCGCGCTGAACATAGATGCCGCGTTGATCTATTTTCCACGCCTCAACATTCGCCGATCCCTGTGTCGATGCGTCTTTCATGTTGAAGTCGGTCGGCGTCAACGGTGTATCAAGAGCCGATGAACGAATGGATATTTCCTTACCTTCGGCCCCAATCACCAACCGCTGTAGAGAAAGAGCAAAGTTAATAACATCAACCGGCCCTGATCCTATTGTGCGGTTAATTGGTCCCGAATCGCCCTCGGTTTCCGCATCAAATGAGGTATAAGCATCGGACACCGAACCCTGTATCCCGTTTCTGCCGAACCACCACAAACGGCCTTCATGAAGTCTGACCGACGTTGGAAAGCCTCGATACGATGACCATGAGCCTTCAGCCCATGTATCGGTCGCCGAGGTTGCGCCTATCTCACTGAGAACCTGAACCGATGCTGATACGTTCGTCGCTACCGCTGTTACGCGAGTAAGTCCAGCCTGTGTGCCACCTGCGTATATCAGGGTACAGACAACACTATCTGCGCCACCATATCCGCCTGTTTTGATGCCGATGCGATAGTAGACGATCTGATTGTCCAGGCCGTCTGCGTAAGCGGTCGTTGTTGTTGCAGTGAATGATTGCCCGGAAACGTCCGACCATGTGGCGTTATCGGTTGAACTTTGCAGCGTAACCGTTGAAGCAGCGAGAGTGCCGGTCAACGTGATCCCAAACGATCTTGACGCACCAACGCCAGTTACTTTAATTGAGCCTGTAAACGTATTTTGTGCAGCCGCCGTAACGCTCTTTGTCTGTCCCGGCGTAGTGACGCTGAACAGCGCACCGACATGCGTTGACCTGAATAATGGCTGTGAGGCGGTCAACGTCGTATCGCCAGTTGTCGCCGTGGCCGTCATTGTGATTGGTCCTACATTTTCAATCAGAAACGGTCCATCTTCTGTGACGTAATCACACACCGACCATGACCTAGCATTGGGGCGAGTTCCCCTGCGTTCAATTTTCTGTTGCCTGTATCCGTCGCAAGCGACGTACAGCGTGTCTCCAGATTGATCATAACGTACCTTGCTCAGTGCTGCGGCAGGCCATATTGTCGTCAGCGAGATAACACCCGATGCTTCAACCGTACAGTTCTGTACTCGTTTCTTGTAAATCGTAGTGGAGACAAACTGTACGAAAAAATTCCCGGTCGGCGTAAAAGCAATGGAATGATATCCGGTATCCAGTTGCGTTTCGGTTACGTAATCTTCTGCGCCAAGGCTTGAACCGACGCGCAGCGCAACAGGACCACGATTGATGATTATCCTCAGCGCATGTTCCTTGTTCTGATTTGCTGCAGCGACCGTCACTTCCTGATAACCAAGGGCTCGTGCCGTGCCGTTCGACACAAGCTTCATATAGTTACCAGTGTCCCAACTGACGCTACCGCCAGAATCCGAGCCATCGGTCCAGCCGGTAATGTTGGTGTTGAATGCCCCGTTTGTAACTGCTGTAGTCACGGCTACGCGTTCCAGCAACGCATCGTTTATCCATATCCGCATCAGAACGTCGGTCAGTTCTACGAGGGCAACATCTGAAGTTGCAAATACAAACTTCAGAAATCGCGCCGCACCATTCCCGGATGTTGCGCCGAGATAAGCCCAACCAGGCCGAAACGACATAGCACCTAAAACACGAACAATAAAATTGTTCATCGTTTCGGCGGACAATGCGATGCGTTTTTGATCCGTGCGCGCCAGACCAAGCGGTGACACGATGCCACGATTAAATGCAAAAAATGCCGGCGTTTGTTGCATGGTCATCCGGTCAGATTGGTTGTGCTGCCGCCATCTCTGTTACTTGTGCCGCGCGTTCGTGCTTTAGTCCATGCGCCCTGTGCCAAAAATTTAGTGGGGCCGGCCATTGCACATTGCGATTTAGCCTTTAGCAGAGCACGTCCGCGGATGCTGTGTTCCGGTCTTTCTGGATTAACAAACAGTTTCAGCTTTGCTGTATCGTTCGTCGTTTTGAGAATGAGCAATGACGCGAAATGGGCTGCGGCGAATTCAGTGAACGCTTTCGGCCATGCCCCGATGTTGCCGCCGTACAGCGTATCATTGGAGACATAGCGGACGTAGATGGTGTCGAGATCAGCGTACCAGTAGCCGGCTTCATCCACATAGCCAGTCACCGGCGATTCAAAATACTCGTCTGCACAAACCGCAGAAGTCCTGATCCAATCTGTAGGCTTGGTGAAAGCACGAGCATAGCCAAACGACGGTGTTAGCGCAGTATCGTAGTCGATCTGCACCGTTCGCATGGCGAACGTCCACTGCGCTTCTTCTAGACAGGCATCAACACCGTTGTTATTCCATACCTGATCGAGCAGTCTGCGCGGTTCCGTCGTCTCGGTTAGGCTGGCTAGTGCGCGCTCGCCAACCAACAGGAGAGCGTCATTGTAAAGACTCAGGCGAGTAGCCATTTACGCTTCTCCTATTTGTCGGCGCGTCAAGTCATGACCGCTCGTGTTCAACCATCCATGCCACTGCTTGAGATCGTTCCTTGAACCCGCTTTGCACAACCACTTTGTCTGTATTTCTGATGACCGCAAATTTCAACACCGGACCTTTCCAGTCGATTGTATGCAATTGCGACGTAGCCGGTGCTTCTGTTACCACGCTGCCAAGTTCTTCTATGCCAATCACTTTTACCTTGGCATACGTGCGTTCGCAGAACCGAACGCGCAACTGAACAATCCGCGATCCGTCTTCCCATCGCGCTTCGATCTTGTCCAGCGGTTCCATTTGTACCGCGACGTGCGCCCAGTATCCAGGCTCAAGAATCTCGTCCACGGTCCGCGCAGGATCAATGTCCACAATCCATTCGTGGCGCTTGTGTTCGGCCAAGCCCATCTTCTCCGGCATCAAGACTGGCTTACTTCCTTCATTCTTTACTGCTTCAACCATTGAAGTCTCCTCAAGAAAAAACGGGGCGGAATCCCGCCGCCCCTCGGGTATTCATTACGTCGTGTAGTTTGACGTGATGTTGTAGGCCGCAGTCGTCAGGCTGGACTCGGTAGAGTTCAGAATGCCGATGTACGGGTACATATCGGTGGAAACAATAATCCCACCGATACCTGTTACCACGCCGAGCAGAATATCACCCGGTTTCATTCCCAGCGCGCCGCCATCGGAGAACGCGCCGGCATCGTCCACGTCCGTTTGGGCGTTCGTGGACACGTACAGCCACACCTTGCCGCCGCGTTGCTGATCGGTGCTTGTGTGCAGTACGCCGGGGTACTGGATTCTTCCCCCAACAACGCTGTAGAGCAGGCAAGGCGGGTTCGCCGTGGTGGAACCTTCGGTAGAGCTTTTGTAGGTCATCGTCATGTCAGTTCTCCTTGATTAAAACGGTTTGATTTCATTTGGTTTCGCTTTGCTGTGATGATCTGTAGGTTATTATGGACATGAAAGCCTCGTACAGTTTTCCCTTGAAGCGGAATGATGTGATCTACTTGAACATCAAAACCGGAAACACGAAAGACTTGCGCAGCCCGGTACATCATTTTTATAGCTTTATGGTCAGCCCATGCAGGATATTGGTGCTTCTTTGCAGTTAAATATCTGACCGTTTTGGCTACTCCAACTTCTGGGTGAGCTTTTGCCCATGCTGTTTTTTTTGCTTTAGCATTTGGATTGATTGCGTACCATTTGCGATTACGGGCATTTGCTGAATTACGATGCAATTTTTGGTTTGCGAGATTCCAAGCCTTCACTTTTTCAAGATTGGCATTTCGGTAAACGCGTTTCTGCGCATTCACTTTGTCTGGATTTTCTGTATTCCATCGATGTTTGCGATTCCGCGCACATTCAGCACAAGCTCTCGTACTCACAATTCGTTCAGCGATATGCCCATAGGGACACGGCACACCAGTAAAATAGCGCGTCAGTCCTTTGGATTTCGCTTCTTTCATCGTGAGCAAGTCCATTGCTAACCTATTGATTCTCAAGCATAAGCGCTCCCATCAGCCGTGAGAACGACAATGCCCGTGTTTTGCAGGACTTTGCCACCCATGAACGCGCTGGCGCGAGCCCATGAGTAGTCCTGTTCCTCGAAATACCCGACGGGCGTTTGCAGACCGGCTGTGTCCATCGCATGACCGATTGCAGACTTATGGTACATGTAGGACTTCTCACTGGTTGTTCCGCGCCCGGTGAGGTTCGGATGCGCGATAATGGTAAGCCCCAGCCACTCGTAGGCACGCGGCTTGTCGCGCCACGCCGGAATCGCGTCCCCTGCATACGGCTTGAGATCGACGTATTTGGCCGATGCAAATTCTGTCGCCTGCATGAGGTAGGCCAGAAACGACGGCTGAACCAGAGCCGTTATGTTCCCATCCCATGGCACGCCGGCATTTTGCAGCTTGACCAAAGCGTTCATGACAAACGCCACGTTCGGAATGGTTTGCGCCGCAGTGCCGATCCCGACCGTACCTGCATCGAGAATGGTTGTAATCTGCGAATCAACCTTGCGATTCAGCACAGCAACCGAGGACATCTGCATGATGGCCCGTTGATTGCCTTGCGAAGCGAAGATGTTGAACCCGGTCTTGCGGACCAAATCGTGCCATTCAGAAAGTGTCGCGGTGTTCTGCGTCAGACTGTCGGCGCGCGCCGGGATCATGCCGTTCGTGCCGCGCGTGACGGCATTTGCGCCACCAGAACCCGCGACCAGAAAGACAGCTTGTTGTCCCTTGATTACAGCTTCGGTCGTAACCGTTTCGCGCAGCAGGGACTCGTGCTGCTCGTAAGATTTGATGTATTCTTGTCGATACTGAATTTGGAAGGCAGTGTCGGCCATCTCATTCTCCTAAGAAAAGGGTTTAGCCTTTCGCTTGGGGTAGCCGTTACAGCGATCAGGGGTAGCCTTCCGGGGCCTTATCGTCTTACCGGGGCCTAGCTTGTGGCGCTTTACTACTGAGGATCTGTCCGGGGCCTTTCGGGATGTCCGGCATCTGCCTCGTTAAACAATCCCGCTTATCGCGGGGCCTGTTATGCTGCTTTTCTCTGCATCTTGTCCCGCGCGTCGATCAGTTCGCGGTAACGGGATTGAATTTTTTCGTCTTTGATGTATGCCTTGGTTCCCATCTTGGCTTCGATCTGCTTGATTTCGTCATCAACAGTCTTTGCCATGTCGCCGCTGCCGGCAGGCGTCACTATACCAGCAGGATTCAATTCGAGTGCAATTGCCGCCAAGGTGCGCAAGACTTCAGGATGATTGAATAGCGCTCTGCCGTCGGGTAGTCTCGCGCTTTGAATGGCGTCTCTGACTGGCGTCGGGAACCTGGATAGGACAGTGCCCTGTATCAGATTCACGTTTTTTCGGAAGTCAGTTCCCCATTCCACATTCAGCGTGTCCAGCGCTTCGACCCTCTGTTGATCGTCTTGTACCGCTTGTGCCTCGGCGGCACGTTCCTGTTCTTTGTAATACCACGCAACAGTGGCTTTCACCTGATTGGGCTGCATGTTCACGTCATGCGCGGACTTCAAGAAGGCGTCAACAATCGGTTTGTCGTCCTTACCGATTACTAGGCCATCATCAAACTTGAGATCGTATTTGTCGGGCGACTCGGGAATACCGTTATCCTTGCGCCATGCCGCAAGTTCTTCCGCCTTCGGGTTTTCCGGCAACGCTGATTTAAGTTCTCCGCTGCGGATGCGGTTCTGTGCCGCGATCAGGGCATCAGCCATCGCTTCCGGGGAAGCGTAGCGCTTGACGTGCGCAGCACGCTTGTCGTCACCCTTGGCTAGACGCTCCTGCCAGTCTGCCGGCCACGCTGCCTTCGTGGCATCCGTTACCGTTGCGTCGGTCTTGGTCGCATCAGCCTTTGTCGTGTCGGTAATGACGGTCGTTGTCTTTGTGGTGTCATCGGTCTTAGTCGCATCAGTGGTCGTAATATCCGCCCCGCCGGCACCTTTCGTTCCATCGGTTGCTTCCTCCATCAGTACGTACTTGTTACGTAGCATTTGCCTGTCTCCTCAAGGTTGCTAGATCGATTTTGGTTAGGCCGACGATTTGCTGGCCGACGAACGCTCGGCCAAGCGCTACATCAGTCTCACGTTGGTTGTCGCGGTATGCCCACTGGTAGGTTGCCGCAGCCTGCTCGATGATCCATTTCAGGGCACGCTTTTGCTGATCCGGCTCTGCGGTCCCAACGGCAAGCATGTGCATAGCCTCTGCATCGGCAAGCGTGAACGGCGCCGGGGTGCTGGCCGGTGCAAGTACGAGGGGCTTAAGCGGTCTGGTAGCCATCATGCCGCCATCTCGCCAGAAGCCGCGAAGGATTGATTTGCCGCGCCGAGGTCTTTAGCTACCGCCGCCCCTTGTTGCGCCGCCGCAAGCACTTTGGCTAGTTGCGCCTCACGCTTCTGCTGGTCGTCAATAGTCTGTACGTCGATTTCGTTGCGCATCCACTTCGCCGGTACACCGATGCCGTTTAGCGCATCACGCAAGGCGATCTTCGCATCCACGATATTCGCCACCGACGGATCAACCTGCATGGTCGCCGCCATGATGCCTTGACCTTCAATCAGAATCTGGCCCTTTTGGCGTTCTATTGCATCGTGTAGCGGCGACTCGAAACGGAATTCGATATCGGCACCGCGCAGTGTCTTGGGCCATGACAGCGGACTCCCGAACGCACCACCGCGCCACAGAAGTTCAAACGTCATGTCACAGAGCTTCGCGTTGTAATCCATTTCCATGGGCTCGAAGATCGGCAAGGCATCACGGATATACATCTGGATTCGCTGCGAGACTTCATAGGCCGTCATTTCTGGCCCTCGTTGCGGCATGTTCAGGGTGTCAAGGAAGAATGCCTTGTAGAGCAGTTTGCGCGTATCCTCGGTAAGTTCCCTGCCGAAACTGAAGCCCCTGAAGTCCTGCGTGAGCGGGCGCAACGCCTCACCTAAACGCTCATCGTATTCAGGATCAACCCATGTGATCCCGCCGGCATAGTTACCGACATCGGAACGCACGGCGTCAATCGTGGCAATCATCGGAGGCCATGTCGCGCGTTCCCCGGCCTCCAAGAGCGTCCACGTCATCGCCTGAATCAGCCTGGCATCCGGCAAAGCCGCAACCGTGGCTGGCGAATATGAATACTGCGCGTCAGATACCGTCTGCCAGCGCGGAATGCAGTAATACTCGGTCCAGATCGGCGTCGCGTTCATCAACAAGTCGTGATCGGTGTCATACCAGATCGACCACCACGGCTTTCCGTTCGCGCTGCCGTCGTACATATCGGCTTCAACGACCATGTGCATCATGTTGAATTCTCTGAACGGTTCCTCGTCCAGTGCTTTCTTGATGTCCTGATGCACTTTGTCCTTGCTGAACGTGCGCGCCAATATCTGTGCTGTTGTCTTCCACTTTCTGAACTTCGTCCCGATTGCGCCTTCTTCGTTGTTCTGCCACGCCATATCTTTCAAGTGCCAGCAGCGGTATAACAAACCGTTTGCCTGACGATTCATTTCGACTGAAATGACGCATTGCCCGAAGGCCGCAAAGTCGTGATCACCTTCTTTCGTGGCTCTCGTAAATAACGTCCTCGGGTCATACATGGCACGACGCTGCGTTTCCTCGAATGCCTGTAGCCATTGACGTGTTTCGTTGTCTTCGTCCGTCGTATTGCGCCGTCTGGTGTGAAACCATGGCTTCGCAACAGGTCGCAACATGGAGCCGAATTGATTGCCCAAATCGCGCCGGCAAAGAATCGGATAACTCGATAGCAATGAACTTGCGAAATCAGCGCCAAGCGAATGATCAAGAGTAAATGTTGCGCGTTCTGGATAAAAATTTTGCGCGATTTCTTGATGCAAACTATTCAGGGGCGCCTTCTTGCTCAGAAGGTTATCGCCCAAATCTCTTAATTTTTTCACGTCCATCACGCCCCCAACTGCGTACCCTGATCTAGTCCGCCTTGCGTCAGTATGGTGGACGCACGCCCGCGACGCGAAACCTGTGAAGATATGGAACGACGTTTTTCGGCTGCAACGGCTTCGCTGTCGGGTAGCGGCATGACTGACGTTGGCTGCACGGATGGTTGCGGAACCGATGGTGCTTCTGACCTTCCAGCGAGCGCCGTTCCTACTGCGCCTCCTGCGGCGCCGCCTAGCGCAGTACCGAGAGCACCGCCGATTCCAGGCATTCCAAAATAGGAACCTATTACCGTACCGGCTATAGGTAGAAGTGTTTTTGCTATGCTACCCATGACGCCTCGCTGAGAGCGGTTGATGCTGCCCGGTTAGCACTTTTGGATGAAAGTTCTTACGCTTGAACTGCTTGGCTTCCATCCATTCAAGCGCGTTGGTCGTATCGCGCGGCCCTTCAAACCATGCCATGACCACGGCATCGGCCTCGTCTGGACTGAATCCGAGTTTTGCCATGACGCCACCAGATACCTTGCCATCCCTGTTGCGCGTGACTTTCGGCTCTGCCTTGATGCCATTGGGCGTAACCTCGAAGGTTACGGCAGTAAGTCCTGCAACCATCCTGCCGTCATCTGGTAATTGAATCGGACTGCCATCCGGCTGTCCGGGGTCAAGTGCTTCTCTGAATGACCAGTAGGCGGCGCTGCGTTTATTGACAAATTTCAGCTTCCCTTCGATTGACCGGCGCGTCGTAGCTTCGGCACCCTTGAATCCGGTTGTCTCAATATCGTTGGCTTTCAGATGTTCGTACAGCGGACCCCCGTAGCCGCCGCCAAGATCGACAATTACCAGCGCGCGGTCGCGCCGGTTTGACAGCACAAGCCCTGCGGAATGAGCCCCGGCCTTGTCCTGCGGGATGTCTTTCCCAGGTGTTTTTACAAAATTGGCGTACCAGCCGTCGTATCGAATCGCCTGCACCATCGGGTCATCGCCGCCACCAGTGCAATCCACGCCAATTGCGCACATCGGTACGCCTTCGGGCGGGCGCGGTGTTCTACGTGCAATCGCCGCGCGCACCCATCCGCGCAGCGCCAGCGTCGCGCTTGTTCTCCTCGTCGAGGCGGATCTCTACCGAGTCAATGCAAACCTGCTGCCCGCGGCACCCTGGGACGAGG